CTCCGATTCGCCATAGCAAGTAGCGCTAAGAGAGGCCAGTATCGGAGCGTTTTTATGCTCGCAAACACGAATCACTTCGTTGTCATGCACAATGACCGCAGTTTTACACTCGGCACAGGTGTACATCGGAGTCTCTTCCATGGCTTAAGCCTCTGTCACAGTTAGAGCCCCAGCACTGAACTGTGGCTGAATCAAGTTAGCCACTGCCAGTGAGGAGTTCAGCGCCCCACTGTAGAGAATCGTGCCAGCACCCGATGCCGCTGTACCAATGGCTACATGCGTTACAGTAGAACCAGTAGCACCGCACTGCGGGAATTGGGCAAGTGCCACATTCTGCGTCGATGAAGTAGTCGCAGCAGTCCAGCCAGAAGTCGTCCTTACAACCGCCACTCTCGTATAGTTGGTGTAGGCCGTCTCACTTGATGTCTGGTTTCCACCAACGCCAGGGTCGGCGGTATGCAAGCTCAAATGCAAGTTAGTTAGCGGTGAACTAGCAGCGTTATCTGCTACGTTTGCCCAAGCCGTCGCGTTAAAAATAAGCTTTAGAATGTTGTTATTAGTCGTAGTTGATTTTGGCATATTTTATTCCCCTAAATACTCTTCTTGATATTGCGTGGCCCCATCCGGCCCCACAACTTTTGTTATAGTTCGTTTTCCGCTTTTCTTTCCGTCAATCGTAATGTTAATCGGTGCCGGTGCTGGACTTTCTGTTTTAGCGTTTTGCACCATCGCAACTTGTTGTTGCATTCCAATTCTAATTTTTTCTAACTCTTGTTCCTGGTTTAATCGACGCTCTTCCAGCAGTTTTTCTGACTCTTTCATTCTTACAGCCATGTTTTCTAGCTCTAAGCGTTGAAGGTCAATTAACTGAGCAACTCTATCAGCTTCACGTTTTGCCATAGTGCTATCGGCTTTAACACTTGCCTCGGCCTGTACTCGCATCAACTCAATTTCAATCTCGCGTGATTTAAGCTGCAACATTTGCTGTTCAATCATCGCTTTTTGTTGCTGAATAAACTCATCAAGCTGCGCTTTGCGGTAAGCAATTTCAACATCAATCTGAGACGCTGCCATCTTAGCCTGAGTCTCAACTTGAGTCTGCGCCATAGCTTGCTGCATTTGTTGCGATTCCAACTGCAATTTGGCCTGGTCAATCTGGAAACGCATTTGAGCAGATTCACGGGAAACTTGCACCTGCTCCATGTATGGGTCAGGCGGTGGCCCTTTTGCAGCTTCCAGAGCTTTCTTATCCGCGAGCTGCTTAGTATCCATCAGTGCTTTGGTAAAAAGAGCATCCAGGTCTTTTCCGCCTTTAAAGCGACGCACCATATTCTGCATTAACTCTAATGCAAAAATAGACATGGTTGGATAAGCCTCCACCATTGCCTTCATTTGCTCAAAGAATTGCCCTGTGGTTTCTAGCAATTCTAAGCCATCAGCTTTTTCTTGCGCCTGGTCAAGCGCTACCATTGAATCGCTTGCAATCTCAATTCTATAAACGCGTTTGTCATCATCCTGCAATACTTCTGCAATCTGATCCTTCATTCCCTGTAATTGCATCTGCGCTTGCATCGGATCCATTTCTGCTGATATCAACGGCATCAACAATGAATCTGCATCGGCAATCTCAAACAAGTACTCAGGACTAAACTTAGACGCAATAATCGTGCCAATCTTGTTTATGCCTTCGCTTACAAATTTGGCAAATTGATTTTGTCTAACTATCAAGCCAAGGCTTGACCACTGATTTTCTAGTCGATTCGCTGTGGCTGTTTTGTATTCTGCTGAGGTTCCGCGCAGTAGGTCGCTAACCTTGAGCGTCTCGTATAGCTTTTCTAGTGCTGCATTACGGGCATTTTGCAACACCTCAATAGCTTGCACATATGGGCCGATGTCTAGGTATTCAATACCATTACCTTGACCACCGCGCCCCTTATAGCTAGGCCAATTATGTACCGGAATATATTTTAGGTCGCCTTGCAGCAACTGTTCTACCTGCTGGCCCATTGTAGCGTCGTACAGAGCAGTAGTTCTTACGGCCTGCGTAGTCGATGCGATACGAGTTGTTAATCGTTCAACTTCAAGTATCTGGTCTTTAACGTGAATGTAATCGGATACGGGAATAGTGTTATTCGGATCAACACTTTGATTTATGTCAGAGCATGGCCAAAATCCCTCGTACTCTATCGGCGGCTCTCCGCTTTCCAGAATGGATTTTTCGCCTTTCTGTTGTAGCCAATAAACTTTGTCGGTGGCCTTAGACCAAATTTCCCACAATTCAGCCTTACCCTCGTATTTACTTGAGTCTTGGCGCACCAGGTTTTTTAAGGCTTCAGGATAACTATCGAAGGAAAGGTCATCGGCAACATCCTTTCCGAATTTTTCGATCACCTCCTCTTGAGACATGAAAGCCCGCCGAGCTTTCCATTCAATTTCGGCTTCGCTGCGTCCATCACTCTTTAGATAATCGTTGTAGTTAACCGATTCTAAAATTGCGCGTTCATCATCTTTTATTTCAAGACTCATTCGCGCAACGATTAGCCCTTCCGGTGTAGTAATGATCTCCGCATCATCTTCTTTCTCAAATGGCTTGCCGTTAGCATCAACTAAGCCACCATCCGCCCCACGAAGTAGCGCTATTTCTGTTTCTTTCTCTTCAAACTCAGCCTCATAGCGCGCCCAAAGTACACCCCTGCCGGTTAGCAAAAACTGTAAAGCAGCGTTATAACCAACATCATCAAAATCAAAAAACTCATCCATCGCAAATTGGGTACAGCGCTCCAAAACAACTGAGCCCAACTGATAAGGCATACCGCCTACTCGTTTACGCAATCTAACTTCTGCTTTCGGTGTAGAAGAATAATACGCTGGCAAAAGGGTGTTTATAACGTACCACCAAACATTTAGTCTGCGCTGTGTATCATCCAGGTCTTTCTTACCTCGATACACCTCAATAGATTCTTTAGCATCTTTTAGAAATGTTTGATGGCGATCCTCGGCAGTACTTATCTGTGAGTGCCACCACGGAGCTGTATATTTATCTTTTTTGTTATACTTCGCCATTAAAGCCTTGCACCCTTACTCTGCGCCCTTACTTGATTCACATATAGCTGCAAACGCACTTTTCCTCTAGATACAGCTTTTTCTGGGGCGCGCTCATAGGCGGAATCCATTAGCCGTTCTTTACACAAATACCTTAAAGCATCCGCAGCGTGGTCATCACCTGTACTATCTGCGTCCTCGTGATTTCGTGGGTCTAATTGTAGTGCTGGCAATGATTCTAGCAGATATGGGCAACTGGAAAAGAAATAAAGCATTGGAGGGTCAGCTTGTAACCTTCTCCGTATCTGTGACCACCCAGACACTCGATCATTATCCGCCGCCCTAAAGCTAGGATGCTTATACTTTGCAAACACCGTATTAAACTGATCGTTTATACTCGGTCCGCCCTGACTCGTAAAAATACTAGGGTCAGCAGCAGCGTGAACATCCTCACCCACCGATAAACTAGCTATTCTTTCCGCTTGTTCCTTATTCTCTATCTGCCTACCCCAAAGTTCCCGATAAATAACAATCGCTCCCTTCGGAATACTCATTTCTACGCCATCATCGCCCTTACCGCTACAAATGGCACCCCAAATCGCAGCAAAAGGACTCCTATATCCCCAATCAAACCCCAAATACTTAGGCCAATGCTTAGGCACATTAAACGGCGCTAAAATATGCTTGCCGCTAAACTCAGGAAAATAACTACCCTCGTGAATCTCAAAATCACCCTCAAGCCAAGCCCTTACCAACTCAGGGCTACCCACCATATGCAACCGGTCAATATATTGCGGATCCTTAGTCAGCAGAATCTTGTTGTCATGCACCCGACTAGGAATATAAATGTAATCAACCTTCTTACCGTTGCCCAACTCCCACTGTAATATCTTCCACCCCTTCGGTGACGGTTTTATAAACTTCTCTTTTAGCCAATGATGACCACTACCCCCAGGGTTAAACGTCAAAATCAACTGCGGATTCTTTCCTCTTAACGCTCCAAATAACTTAAAAATAGGCTCTGGATTAGGATAATTTCCACATTCCTCTACGCCCGCATGACTCAAATTTTGACCCTGATACTTCTCCGCATCGGCATTATTAGCCAACGGCCTAAACCTAAGCCTCCCCCCACCCTTAAATGTAAACTGCTTCTTCTGGTCGTTATAATGAGCTTCCAACGGCAAATAAATCTGCTTTGCCCGCTCAATCAAATCATCCGCCTGCGGTAACTCCTTA